TAGGTCTATTCCCTACATTGTTTAGCGCTATCGAAAATGATGGTTCGGTTGCTCACAATGGTTCAGATGGTTATGAAGCAATAACAAACATATTGCCGCTAATACCATCTAGCAAATGGAGGAATAAAATCTTTAATTTAATGCACGAAAGTAGATATTTTATTGAAGAAGAATTCTCTAGTAGTAATGCTTTTTATAATGATGCATATAAATGCGGTGGTCACGTTTCCATCTCTAGCAATGATTATGGGGACTCAAAACATTTTTTAAATGCAATGAGACCATATCTAGGAATAGTATATGCAATGAATAGAAAACGTTTAGCTAATAGATATTGTTTAGGGAATATAAATTGTCCAATTAACCCTACAAATGCTATCACTAGGAGAGATAACAAGTATAATGCAATTCAATTGAAATCTTATGGAGTCGTAGAATTTAGATTATGGAGCAGAGTAACAAGCGTAAATCAATTAAAAAATCGATACGCTTTAATGCACGAAATCGCGCAAGCTAGTAAAACTTTGATATCTAAAGATGCTTTTTCTAGTCGTATACGACCAATTATTATGCGAATGTATAACAATGATGCCGCTAAAGTAGATAGCTTACTTAAACTAGCTAAGTCATTCGATAAGATGCTAACTAAAAATGTGTTGGATGAAAATGTTATCCCTTATATATATGCTTATAGGAATAACAATTTAGCCGATAGTGACCAAAGAAACGCGAGCATACAACAAATGTTTTTCACTCAGAAAGGTTACAGAATGTGGAAACGCGGAGAAGTTGAATTCAGTAAAATGGTTGGTTGATTTATCAGCAAACTAATATTAAAAGGAGCGCTAACGCGCTCTTTTTTTTTGCCCTAAATTAAAGTTTTGTGCAGTTATGCTGCATAATCTTAGGTAAATACAACAGCGACAGCAGACACCAGCAGACACCAGCAGACAGCCAGTCAAAAAAGTTGACACCCTGTAAAAAATAACAGGTAAGCAGGAATGCCCATTTGGGGACAAAAATGCCCATTAGGGGTAATAAATACCCACGAATACCCAACGCGGGTAATTGTTTGATGTTTGATTTTTTGAATAAATCAAGGTTGGGTACGATGTCGTATCTTTTTGGGTACGATAGCATATCTAAAATAAAGTGTATATCATTTGGCTATGTCTAATTAATGTCTTATCTTTGTGTAATAATCAGAGGTCAGCGGACACAATGTCTACTCCTCACAAACAAATAAACTATGTGTATAATAATTGTAAAGTCGAAAGACAAAAAAGTCTCGCAGTCAGTATTACGAGCATCATCATTAATAAACCCTCACGGACTAGGTGTAATATGGCTAGACACTAACGAGGTTAACTATCACAAATCAAAAGAATGGTCGGTACTAGACACAGACAGACCCTACATCGCTCATTTCAGATATGCTACTAAAGGTAAGATTAACAGAGAGAACACCCATCCATTTGAATGCGGTAATAACTCTAATGAACTACTAATGCATAATGGAACTTTGCTAGGCTATGGCTCAAAAGATTTATGTGATAGTAAGCAACTAGCTAATGAACTAGGACACAGACCACGACACCAATGAAGAGAAATTCTAGGTCAGCACGATTCTAGATTCGTATCTTATAACAAGCGCAACAGACAATACCAAATCTATAACAAAAATCTTTGGACTCAAAAAGATGGTGTATGGTTTTCAAAAACTAATGTGTTACAAGACAATCTTGTAGCGGTGTATGGTACTCTTAAAAAAGGTTACTCAAACAATAGTATGTTAAGCGGCTCACGATACGTAGGTAAGGGAACTACTCTTGATAAATACCCTTTAGAAGTTAGCGGTCTTCCTTATCTACACGATGTAAAAGGTAGCGGTTACAATGTCGATGTACATATATATAAAGTAAGCGACAACGTACTTAAAAATCTTGATTCACTTGAAGGACACCCTTATCATTACAAACGTAGTGAGATAATGATAAAGCGCAAGAAAGGTCAGATTAAATGTTGGGTATACTTTATACAGACAAGACCCTATTCAAACCATATGAACTGCATACAAAGTTATAAGCAAGAGAGACCAAGCACGAACTATAGAGGCTCCTCTTATCCTTATAATTTCTTTCGTAACGAAGACTATAAACCAAGCTATACTAAACGTATAACTGATTTTTATTCTTCTGTAGAGACAGACCAAGAAGAAAGATATTGCAGCACTTGTATGGTAGAGGTCAAAACAGATGACCACGAGATTAGTGATTCGAAATACTATTGTGAGATTTGTTGCAACCATTTCACAGAAAGCGAAGTAATGAAATAATTGACTAAACGTTACTTTGTGGGGGAAGTTTATTGACATTTTCTTCCCCTTCTGTTCGGTAGTGTGTACTACCGCTGATGATTCGAAAACGATGAAACAGATATACAAACTTTAAAATAAAAACAATGAATAACTTAGATAAATTAAAACTACAAATTGAAATCTCTAAAAAAGAATTAGACAATAATTTCAGCGAAAAACAATTTGACCACTTACTTAAATTACAATTACACTTACTTAAATTACAATTAAATAAATAACAATAAACTAAAAACAAAAACAATGAATAACTTAACTTTAATGAAAATGTTTCTTGTTATGGGAGACACAACAGAACAAACACTAAAAGAAAAAATTGCATATAAAGAACGTATTATATTTGCAACTCAAGGTATTATTAAGCCAAGTAATTGGGCAGAACTAAGTGATGAAGTAAAACTAAATAGATTAACTAAACTACAAACAATATAAAATTATGAATGCAAATGATTTATTAAAATTCTTGAACGCGGTAGCGGAAGAAGTAAAACAAAATGGAAGAACACTAGAAGATGTCACTATAAACTTTAGAAGAACAGATGATTCAGATGTTGAAGTTTGTGATTCTATAGGTGTAGATTTATTTGATTCTGAAACAAATAAAATAATAGAGAGTCTAGTACTAATGGGTAAATATTAAATTACTAACTAAATTAAAAAACAATGAATAAAACAGAATACCAACTGCTGAAGTTAAATGGTAGGGAAATGACAAATGAAACCTTACAACGTTTTGATTATATCTACCGAGATATAGTAAAACAAGCTACACAACTAAGAGAACAATACCAAGCAGACAACGAGCCTATTATGAATCAGACAATCAACAAAACAAGAACAGATTTATACAAGGTAATGAACAACACAACTAAATTTAATAACGAAGTTATGATAGTGTTAAATCTTATTGATGATTTAACAGAGAAACTCAAGAACTTAAAAATAAAAAACTAATGCAATATAAAATTATGGAAATAGAAACAACAATAAACTATATGTCGACAAATGATTTTGTCCACGCAAACAAACTACAAAAAGTAGCTGAAGAACTCTTCGGTAAAGATTGGGTAGCTGAAGACGATGTTGAACAAATCGAAAAACTCTTAAACAAAGTAGCACCCAACAAGTATATGGTAACTTGCTATGGCGAAATGTTTAATAGTGATTATGATATAGAAGTAAGAGAACTAGATTGCACTACTAATTATTCTACTAACGAACTTAGGAAAGAATTAAAGCGCAGAGGTTTTTTTAGTTATGGTTGGGAGCCAAGTAAAATTTTTTAGATATGAACTACGATAATTGGAAATTAGCAACACCAGAATCTGAATCTGGATACTTAGTAAGTAATTGCTGCGGAACGGACTATGATGAGGATGATGATGGAAATACTTGTCTTGATTGTGGGGATGAATGCGAGGAGATTGATGAGAGAGAATACAGACAAGGCAGGAAAGATGATTGGGATGAGATGCAAGCAGATGAGGATAGGTTAGAAAAATAGTCGTATACGACCAACTAATAAAAGGTACAATAATATTTGGAGATGTCTAAATAATGTTGTACCTTTGTCTATTATAAATATATTATAACTATGAACTTAAAAAACTTTATACAAGAATGTAAAGACAACCCAACTGAACTTATACTTAACATAATACTCCTATGTTTTTTAGGACTAGTGTTTTATGTAACTATGTGGGTATTTTATTAATCCTTAAATTAAATTATTATGTATATTAAAATTAACAAAGTAGAACTAGCAACCAAGCTAGCAAGAATGGAAACCGAAGCGGTTTTAGATGGAACTAAATTTACTATTGAACTTGTAAACGACAAAGGTCAAGTATACGAAACCAAGTATTCAGAGGAAGGTCAAGCGGTCTTCAACCAAGCATACGATATGTATTCGGATGTTATAGAATCAACAAAGGAAAAACTCAAATCCATACCCTTCGGTTAGAATGCAGCACGTAATACAAGAACTCCTCCACGAGAAACATCTTAAGGAGGAGTATAAAAGAAATGTAATCGAATTTAATAACTACTTCAGATATAGCGGTAAAGAAGAAAAACTCAACCCTAAAATAGCTTACTTAATAGAAAAAGAAAAACGTTATAAAGAAAAAATGTATAGCTGGGAAAAAACCGATATGTCGGAATATAAACTAACTCAAAGATATGTACGCAAAACTAATCGCAGACAAACTAATATTAAAAAGAAGACTTAAAAAAATAGAGGCTCAGTTAAAAAAAGAAAAATCAAAAACTGCCGTCAACTGGACTACTTGTAACAAAAAACTTATTGATGGACACTGGTACATTAAAGGCTCAGATGTTTTGATGAACAACTAAATTAAACTATATTTACACTAAAAATAAACTGCTATGAAATTAATACTGGATGAGATTCTATGGAGAAAATCTTTAAAAACTCCTAATAAAAAAAGAATACAAAAACTACAACAACTAGCTAACAGAAAAAAAGTATCTTATACTGCTTTTAAACAAACTGGAGAAGTAATGAAAATGAAACATTATATGGAGGAGTACAGACCATTTGATTCATCTAATATAGATATGGGATTAAGGATATTACCTAATGCTCATAGTGTTATAAGGTATGTGGGAGGTTTTGTTTTATTTATACTGGAAGGAAAAAATTATGCTTTTTACTACGACAGAACTTTGGAAGTATCACTGGATTTAAAAGCACTGGAAAAATTATTATACAAAAAAAAGGTAGAGTCGTTTATTGTTAATTATAAAGACAGAGATTAATGGGGGAAAAAAACAAATACTACTGGGACACAACAAGAAATATGTCTTCAACCCAAGAAACAGACAACAGAGTACCTGCATATTATGTAGGCAGGACACCAAGAACTGGATACTACCAAGCACGTTATGTAGTAGAGGACTTTGATTGCACTTATAACGTAGGCACTGCGGTCACATACTGCTTACGTTCAAAATTCAAGCACGAGGATGGAGGACTAGAATGCTTAACCAAAGCAAAGGCTCACCTTGAATTTGAAATTGAACGTCTAAAAAATTTGCACAATAAATAAACATTATTTATATTTGTATGAGTGTTTTCATAATCGAATGTTGTCATATACGTTCGTAATAAAGAAGGAGCAAGACTGCGGTCGCTAATGACCAATTATATATCGGACTAAGAATCCCTAATGTTAAATGTTTTGTAGTTTTGCTCCTTTTTTGTTTCCTAAAATTTAATAATAAAATAAAATAAAATGAAAAGAGAAGTATTCAATAAACTAGTAGATAACATATGTAAAATATGTGAGATAACTAAAGACCAATTGTTTTCTAAATCTAAAATAAGAAAGAGTGTAGATGCGAGGCACTTGTTATATCATACTTGTAAGCAGCGAAATATGAAACTGGTTACAATTCAAGGTTATATGAATGACAATGGTTACACCATAAATCATTCTTCTATTATTCACGGAATAAATGTTGTGGAAGAAAACATCAGCCACGACTCTGATTACATTACCATCACAAATCAGATTCAAGAATGCAGCGCACTTTAGAAAATATTTTTGAAGAGGCTAGGCAGGACGAATTTTCTGCTGTTTTGGACGGAAAAAATTTTGAGGCTAGATTACTCTACGGCATCAGAATTGAAAAAGATTCAGAAACTCAGAGTATTATTATACATAACACAACAATAGGAGGAGATTTTTACAAGGAGATAACACCAGAACAATATAAAACTTTTTATAAAAAAGGTTGGAGATTAGGAGTATTTGTCTTATGTTTGTCTAACTATCGTAGAAAATTAAGTATGGTAGAAACAAGCATAAAGAAAGAGGTAAACTCCAGAAAGAATGCTAAGCACATACAAACACTAAAAAAATCAAGGGAGAGACTAATGAAGTCTTTCACTAAGATAACAAAGAAAATAAATTTAATAATCAAACAAACAAACAATGACTAAATTAAAAACAATTAGTATTAAAGGAAAGGCTTACGTTGAAGTTAAAGAGAGACTTAAGCATTTTAGAAAAACCTATCAACACGAGTACGGATTAGTAACCAACGTATTAAATCACAATTCAGATAGTATATTAATAAAAGCTGAAATTATAGATAAAAAGAATGGTTTCGTTGTCGCTGATGGTGTGGCTTTTGAAGAGTCTGCATCATCTTTTATAAATAAAGGTAACTATGTGGAAAATTGTCAGACATCTGCTTGGGGAAGAGCATTAGGAAACTTTGGGATTGGATTAGATTCTTCGGTATCCTCTTATGAAGAGAGCGCTAACTGGAAACTAAACGATGTACCAGTACAACCAGTACAACAATATGAAAAGGATGGTATAACAATGAAACCATATACTAAGCTTAAAGTAGACTTAGACCAAAAGGGTACTAAAGAAGTTGTAGATATAGAAAAAATGCTAAATTATATTGCTGCACAAAAAATCAAAAGTTTAAAAGGTGCTTTAAAAATGCTAGCCGATAATGATTACATCATTACTAATGAGGTAGAGAAAAATGTTAACCTCCTTTTTAAAACTAAGAAGTAATGAATGAATTCGAAAAAGCTATTGTAAATAAACTTAAAGATGATAAGGAATATTACGATGGGGTAGGTAGGAATTATTTATCTAACTCCGATATAAGTACTCTTTTAAATAATCCTAAACAATTTAGAACTCCTCGTCCAGACAACAAGAACTTTGTATATGGGAGATACTTTCATCAACTTATTTTAGAACCAAACAAGTCTGATAACTTTCTTATTTGTGATGCTGCATCTAGAAGTACGAAAATCTATAAGGAATTCATAGCAGAACACAACTTAGAAGTAGCACTATTAAAAAAAGAGGCGGAAGAAGTTGTAGAACTTAAAAATGTTTTAGTTAATAATATGGATTTTTGTATGGAGATATTACAGAAAGGTAATACATACGAAACACCAATGATAAAGGAGATAGGAGGTGTGTTGTGGAAAGGAAAAGCAGATATTGTAACATCAACTAATGTTATAGATATTAAAACAACAAGTAACCTAGATGCATTTGGATACAATGCTAAATGGAAATATTACTATTGTTCACAAGCATATATATATCAGCAGTTATTTGGTAAACCCCTTATATTTTTAGTTATAGAAAAAACTACTGGTCAATTAGGATGGTTTGATTGCGGTCAAGAATTTTTAGAACTTGGTAGAGGTTATGTGGAAGAGGCTATAGATGTGTACAATGCATATTTTGGAGATAATCCTACAAACAACATAGATACCTATTATATTAAAAAAACTTTATAAATGAAAAAAAATAAATTAAATAGCAAAAATCCAAAATATAAATCTGGTAGAGGTTACAACGATAAAAAAGATGAGAGTGAAAAACAAAATCAAACAAAAAAAATAATCAATGAAACAAAAAGTTTTAAAATTTATGCAGTCTATTCGAAATAGCTTTCGTATGACTCCAAAAGGTACTATTATGTGGGTGCGTGTTCCAATGACCTGCACAGATAGACAAGATAAGGATGATATCATTATCTCAACAATTAATCATTTGGAACAAACAATTAAAATTAAATAATATGTCAGATTACGAACACAAAGCAGGTAACGGAAGTTTATTTAGAAACTCTAATAAAACACCTGAAAACAATCAGCCAGATTATTCTGGACAAATTATGTTGCAAGACGGAAAAATGCAACAAATTGCTGGATGGGTAAAGGAAGGTCAGAAAGGAAAATTCTTTTCACTTAAACTTAGCGACCCTTATGTTAAAGAAGAAGGTAAGCAAGAAGTTAAAGTAGATAAAGATTTACCTTTTTAATCTAGTAAATTACTATAAAGAGAGAGTCTTAAAGGCTCTTTTTTTATGGTTTTTTTTATGTCGTTATGACAAAAAAACTATTTATATACTTTATATAGAAAATAATAATTATATTTATGAACTTATTTTATACTAAAAAGAGTAATTATATGACATAAACGACATAACACTTGATAATCAACAACTTATAAAAAACAAACCGACATAAAACCGACATACAAACGACATACTATGACATATCCAATAACCATATTTCAAAATATAAAAGAAACAACAACTCCTTACCACGTAGATGTATCAGTTAGTTTAGATAGGATTAAAACAACTGGAGCATCTAAAGAACTTATAAAAAGAATTAGAAAAGAAAAAGACAAGAGTAAACGTAACGAATTAAAAAAGATGTTACCAGCTATTTGTTTTTCTGGAACATTTAATAAAAGAGTAGATACAAGTTTGACTGAACATTCTGGATTAATATGTTTAGATTTTGATGGTTATCCTAAAGTAAAAACAATGCTTGATGACAAAGCTGCTATCAGTAAAAACCCTTACGTATTTGCAGTTTTTATTTCTCCGTCTGGAAATGGATTGAAGGTTTTAGTAAAGATACCTAAAGACAAAGACAATCACGTTAATTATTTTCAGTCACTACAAAAACATTTTAATTCAGAATACTTTGATACAACATCTAAAAACATTTCAAGAGTATGTTATGAAAGCTATGACCCTTTATTATTTAGTAATCCAGATAGTAAAGAGTGGAATGAGATATTAGAAATAGAATACAAAGAAGTTAAAAAGCACGTAGACCCTTTAACAATACCAATAACGGATGAAAATAAAATAGTAGAAATATTAGTTAGGTGGTGGGAAAAAAAATTTCCAATGAGTGAAGGACAAAGAAATCAAAATACTTATGTATTAGCAGCAGCTTTTAATGATTATGGAGTACACGAAAGTTTAGCATCACACATACTATCACAATATGCTACAAGAGATTTTAATAATGCAGAAATACAAAGAACAATTAAATCTGCATATGCAAACACAACAAACTTTGGAACAAAGTATTACGAGGACAATGAAAAAATTACGGAGGTTAAAAATAAATTAAGGCAAGGTGTCCCAAAAAATGAGATTCGGTGTCAATTAGAAAATGCTGATATTGATACCGAGGTAATAAATTCAGTACTTGAAAGAGCAGATGAGGATAATAAAAATCAAGTGTTTTGGATAAAGTCTAATAAAGGTGTTATTAAAATTGTACACATATTATTTAAACAATACTTAGAGGATAATGGTTTTTACAAGTATTGTCCAGAGGGTGGTAAAAGTTATGTTTTCGTTAAGGTTAGTAATAACTTGATAGACCACACATCCGAAAAAGAAATTAAAGATTTTATTTTAAACTCTCTTCTTAAATTAGAAGACTTAACTATCTATAATTATTTTGCTGACCACACTAGATTTTTTAAAGAAGAATTTTTATCTCTTCTGTCTACGATAGATATATACTTTATTGAAGATACCAAGCACGAGGCATATTTATATTATAGAAACTGCGCAGTAAAGCTAACTCGTAATGAAGTTATTCCTATTGACTATATTGATTTAGGAGGTTACGTTTGGAAAGAGCAGGTAATAGATAGAATATTCACAATATGTAAAGTATTGGATTGTGACTATAAACAATTTGTTTCAAACATTTGCGCAAACGATATGGGCAGAGTAGCTACGATGGAAAGCACTATAGGATATTTAATGCACGGATATAAAAACTTGTCTAATTCACCAGCGGTAATTCTTAATGATGAAATAATATCAGACAACCCAGAAGGTGGAACTGGGAAGGGATTGTTTATGAATGCATTACAACAAATGAAAAAGCTAGTTTTTATAGATGGTAAATCATTTAACTTTGAAAGGTCGTTTGCATATCAAACAGTTTCTGCGGACACACAAATACTTTGTTTTGATGATGTAAAAAAACATTTTGAATTTGAAAGATTGTTTTCTGTAATTACAGAAGGATTAACTTTAGAAAAGAAAAATCGTGATGCTATCTCTATACCTTTTAAGAAATCTCCAAAAATAGCCATTACAACTAACTATGCATTAAAAGGAAGTGGTAACTCACATTCAAGAAGAAAATGGGAAATAGAATTAAATCAACACTATAACAAGAACTATTCTCCATTAGATGAATTTAACAAATTAATGTTTGGAGATTGGGATGATGCAGAGTGGTGTGTGTTTGATAACTATATGGTGTATTGCTTGCAACTACATTTAAACGAAGGACTTATAAAATCAAATTTTGTAAATCTAGCCGTCAGACACTTATCTGCTGAAACTAGTCACGAATTTATAGAGTGGTGTGGATTGTTAAAAGGACAGAGTGTAAACTCCAAGCTAATGACAGAAAAAAGAATTTATAAAAATTATTTGTATCAAGAATTTATAGAAGAGAATCCAGATTATGCACCTAAATCAAAAATGACTATTTCTAGAACAAAGTTTAATAAATGGCTTTCAGCTTATGCTTTGTTTTATAGCGGTCAAATACCAGTGGAGGGGAGAGATATGAACGGAAGATGGATTATAATAAAAGAAAAATTAGACCCACAAGAGGAAATGGATTTTTAATATGAAAAAAACTCCAGAAGAAATCTTTGACATAGCTATAAAAAATTCTTATATGGTGTTGTTTGAAGAGGCTGATGAGGAAGAAATAATGAAATCAAAAGAATATTATTTTGCTCACAACCCTTTTTCTCCTTACTCAAAAAAATTAATACAAACAATGCTAGAACACTTCATTGCTTTAGAAGATTATGAAAAGTGTTCAATTTTAAAACAAGAACTATCAGAATGGAATTTAGACAATATCAGAAGGAGATTATAGAAAAAGGCTTAAGTATTTTAAAAAAACATAAGTTTTTATATTTAGCTATGGAGGTACGAACTGGTAAGACACTAACTAGTTTGGGATTAGCAGGACGTTTAAATTGTAAAAACGTTTTGTTTATTACGAAAAAAAAAGCTATTTCATCTATTGAAGACGACTATAAGTTACTTAATCCAGGCTATTTACTCCAGGCAATAAACTATGAAAGTTTACATAAAATTGATTCACCTGGCTGGGATATGATAATTTGTGATGAGGCACATTCAATGGGAGCTTTTCCTAAACCAAGTAAAAGAGCTAAACAAGTAAAGATTCTTATCAAAAAAGAAAATCCTTATGTAATACTATTATCTGGAACTCCTACTCCAGAATCTTACTCTCAAATGTATCATCAAGTATATGCAATACCAAGTAATCCATTTGCTCAGTATAAAAATTTTTATCGCTTTAGTGATGATTATGTTAATGTTACTCTTAGACCAATAGGAGGTATGTCTATAAGACAATACAAAGAAGGTTCGCAAAAAATTTTAGAAAGAATGAAGCCATTCACTATATCATACACGCAAGCTGAAGCAGGGTTTAAGGTAGAAACAAAAGAAAAAATACTTACTGTTCGTATGTCTGATAAAACGTATCACCTTATAAAAAAACTAAAAAAAAATTTAGTAATCGAAGGAAGAGAAGAAACAATATTAGCAGACACATCAGTAAAACTAATGATGAAAATTCACCAGCTAAGTTCTGGAACAATAAAGTTTGAAAGTGGTAATGGTATGGTGCTTGACCACACTAAAGCAAAGTTTATTTACAAACAGTTTACAAAAAAAAAGGTAGGTATATTTTATAAGTTTGTAAACGAACTTAAGGCTCTTAAGGATATTTATAAAGATGAGCTAACAACAGAGCTAGAAGAATTCAACACCACAAACAAATCAATTGCATTACAGATTGTTAGTGGTAGAGAAGGAATATCTTTAAGAAAAGCAGAATCATTAATATACTACAACATAGATTTTAGCGCTACATCTTACTGGCAATCAAGAGATAGGATGACGACCAAAGAAAGATTAAAGAATAATATATATTGGATATTTGCAGAAAAAGGTATAGAAAAAAAAATATACAAAGCTGTATCTAATAAAAAAGATTATACTCTAAATCATTTTAAAAGAGATTTGTTAGATTTGTAGAATGAAGTTCATTAGGTTTTTTGTAATTTGGATAAGCCAGAACCTAGCTATTCCTTTTTGGATTGTAGGACACATACACTTGTCAATTAATAGCTATCACGATTTATTAGAGTTAATGTGTTCCTTAAGTATGAATATAATTGTCTTTATAGGGTTTCTAGAAGACTATAGAAAGAACGGATGACAGAGCAACAGATACAAAATAAAAGAATTAAAGAACTTGAAGCGGATGGTTATTATGTTATTAAGTTAATTAAAACAAACAAAAACGGTATACCAGATATTATTGCTATACCAGCAGGGAGCGAAGTTTTATTTAGTGAAGTAAAAAAACCTAATGGGAGGCTAAGTATATTGCAAGAGTATAGACTAAAAGAATTAAATAAGTATGGATTTAAAACAGAAGTATATAGAGGAGACTAAATCCTACGAGTTAGATGAGGAATTTTTAGACCAGCTTAGAGAAATACCAATTAAACACAGTGTTCCCATTGTAGTTCTGATGGATGTAAACGCTGAAAGATTACCAGAATTAGACGGATGGACACAAGCAGCTGGAGCAGTAATAAGAGGAAATCCTTCAACTTTTTATGAAGTAGAATATTTAAAAGAAAAAAACGAAAAACCTTTTTACATTACCATTACAGAAACAGATGCCGATACATATTTAGACCACATACTTACAAACACAACATTTAAAGAAGATGACGTATATAACAGAATTAAATACTCTTAGGTTTAAAAAATTAAGAGCAGCCGTTAACACAGTTTTTGGTGTAGATATTTTAGACAAATGCAGAAAAAGAAATTATGTAGATGCGCGTATGGTGTATTCTAAAATTCTCAGAGACGAAAAAACTTCTTATCAAGTTATAGGTCAATCACTTTTAAAAAACCACGCATCAATTGTATACTATATTAAATCTATAGATTGGATACTAGAACACGACAAGCTTTTAAGAAGAAAATATAGACACTGTATAAATATAATTAAAGATGATGGAAATAGAGCTTTAACTATAGAGCTTAATAAATATTCTAAGCAAGAATTAATTTTATGGGTAAAAAAACTTAAGAACCAAAATAATTTATTATCTTTGGAATTAGAGCGTCTAACAATAGACTAAACAACGACAATATGACAATATAAATGGGCAGCAACGGAGTCGAGAAGGATAAAATTAAATTCATCAATTACACGATGGACGAAATCCACGACTCTCTCTCCATCATATACGAAAGCTTTATTGATAATGAATATCCTAAAGTTACTACAGAAGTAAAAAAGACCATATCTATCCTCAACGCTCTAAAAGAATCTATACAAGACGAAATTTAAATGAGCGACTCTACAAAATACGGAGGCAAAAGAATGAGGCTTACAGCTGAAGAGGCTGAATTAATAAACGAATATAGAGGGGATAATTTAGATAACATAAACGGTAACACCGCTTTAGACATACATCTTAAAGACAGAGGTATAGACAAGAAAGATGTGGTCAGTGTTAAACACTGGCAAAGTATGAGCGGTGAATTAAGGTTTTCGATTGTAACTAAAGAAAATATAGGTCTCGATGAAGACCAAATATTTAAAAAAATCAATGACTTCATAGCAGAACACTCCCCAGCATATGAAATTAAACTTGCACCAGCAGGAGAACATCTATTAGTGATAAACCCTGCCGATATTCATATAGGTAAATATGCTAACGAATTAGAAACTGGAGAGTCTTATGACTGCACTATAGCTGTCGAAAGAGTTCTGGAAGGACTAACTGGTCTCATACACAAAGCTAAAGGATTTAAGGTTGACAAGATATTGTTTTGTATTGGTAATGATATTCTCCATATAGATAATGTTTATTCAACTACTACTAAAGGAACTCATCAAGACACCGATGGTAAATGGTGGGAGCATTATGAAATAGCTTTAATGCTATACGTAAAGTGTGTGGAAATGTTAAGAGAAATAGCACCAGTAGATGTGTTACACAGTATGAGTAATCACGATTATCAATCTGGCTTTCACCTGGCACATACTTTAAAAAGTTGGTTCAGAAAAGCTAAAGATGTTAAGTTTGATATTAGTGTAGCATACAGAAAGTATTATATATATGGTACAAACTTAATAGGCTTGGAACACGGTGACGGTGCAAAAATGGAACAACTTCCATTATTGATGGCTCAAGAAAATCCAAAGGATTGGTCGTGTACGACTCATCGATACTGGTACCTACACCATATTCATCACAAGGTAAAGCACAAATGGTTAGACGCTAAAGACTATATAGGGGTTACTGTAGAGTATATGAGGTCTCCTTCTTCGGCAGATAGCTGGCACTCAAGAAAAGGTTATACAGGCGCTCCTAAAGCTTGTGAAGCTTTTATTCACCACAAGACTAGCGGACAAGTTGCTAGGCTTACTCATTACTTTTAAGATTTTTTGAAACTACCTTTTTTAGGACGTTTGTTTTTAAATCCGTCAGTTGCGTAGTATAACTTTACTTGCGCTTCAGTAAACGTTCTACCACTTGGACTTTTATATTTATTTTTTCCTATTTTTTTAAAAGGCATTATTTCGGTCTGGTGTTTGAACTTTTGTTTTGTCTTGTTTGATTATTAATTTGTTTGCTTCTTGTATTTAAACTTGGAGTTGTTATTGTCTGTATCAAACTATTTTTTCTAGAAGGTCTCATATCTTTTGGGAATGCCGTTGGAGCACCTCCTATTAATAACCAAAAGTTGTAAGCAAAGTATTTTTCGTCTTGTGCCATATCCACAGCAGCTTCAAATGGAGTAAATTGAACACCTAATCTGAATTGTATTAATTCATATAATACAGCCGTCATAATGTTAACATCTCCCAAAGGTCCCTTTTTTCCTACTGATTCTCCAGCAGATTTTGCCATTTCAACAAATGGATTAGTTATCGGTGAGTTCGGATTTTTATAATCTTTACCATCTCGTATATTTTCATATGTTTGAATAGACTCCATCAATGCAGGAATTGCGTTTATAAGAGCAATCATTCCATAATACTGAAATAGTCTTCTGCGGAACTCGTCTTCATCTTTAGGGCTACCAAATAATAACACAAAGTTAGCTACTGCTGCAAATAAAATACTAGATAAAAAAGCATTAAAAGGTGCTCCTCTTACGTCTTTCATATCTGGAACTACTCCTTCAACAAAAACATCTTTAAGAAAATTAGATGTATGAAAATAAGTATTGCTAAGAAATTGTAATGGTGAGCTTGTAAATGCAGTAAACATTCTAGCTAAACCATTTTTAGACGTTTGTATACCAGATTTATCTATACCTCTTCTGCTTTGATTTGTTAAGTTATAATCATTAAATACTCGTAGAGCATCTTCGTGAGAAAAACCTTGAGAGATTAACTCGTCATATACTACTAAGTAACCAGTAACACCAGCTATATCTCCTACACTGGTAAAGTAACCAAATGCCGATTGTAATATTTGGTAAGAATTACTAAATTTTTTAAATGAAGAGGGGAGACCTGCATCTTCTCTACCACTATATAAAGAAAATATATTACCTTCTTCTTGTTCTAATATTCTAGATTCTACAGTAGCTGATATTTTTTTCATCTTAGCAACTGTTTGTTTAAAATTAAGTGGGTTTAAATACTTTGATGCTTTTAAATTAAACTCTGCAAATGTAATAGCTTCACTTGGAACATTGCTAAGTATTTGCCCGAGTAGTTCTGGTATTTGAGATATAACGCTTCTGTCTTTTTCAAATATAGGGTCTCCTTTTTTTCTTTTTTGATAAACAGAATATTTACCAGCAGTGTATAAAGGATATGCAAGAATAAAAGAAGAGGCTTGTTTAGGTACTTGCATAAGCTTTAAACCTAAATAATAACTAGTCATTAGTTGTGTACCTTGGCTAACATACTTTGCCTTATCTTCACCTCTTGTGACTCCTCTAGGGTCTAAGGCTACATTAATATTGTATACTAAAATATTTTTCATACCAGAAGCATCAAGTAATGCCTTAACAGATGGTATTCTTAAAAGCTGTTCGACTATTTTAGCTGGTTCAGCATAAGCCTCATACCTTGAAACCTCTTCCATATAATTATCTAGCACCGCAAAAAAGTCTAATCCCAACAACATTCTTAAGTCTTCTTCTTGTTTAGTTCTTTCAGCAAAACTATTAGGAGAGAAAGCGTTTATAGTTGACAGTGGACTAGTAGGGTCAACTTTTAAATCATCACCTTTTCTAGGTTGACCTTTACTTTCAGTGGCTTGAGGAAAATAATTTTCTTCATAAGGTAAGTTAACTCCAAATATTCTACGATGTATATCATTAGCCTGTTCATAGCCTTCGGTGCTTAAATATTCTATTACTTTATCTACAAACTCAATAGCTCCAGGTAAATTTTTATTTGCATAAGCCACTATTTTAGCTATAGCTTTTTCATCTACACCATCAGCACTTAATACTCTTCTTCCTCTTGGGTTTTGATATAGAGCATACATACGCAAAGCTTCTCCCAGTGTAAATATTGAAGATGTTTCTCCATCTAATCCTTGTTTGTTTACATTTTTTAATGTAATTTCTACTGACTCTTTAGCTCTTTGTTTTAAAGATTGATAAGCTGTTATGTCTCCTATCTTAAACCCTATAGACCTCCCTAGTGCATTAGGATATTTTTTTTGATTAAATATTCCTTGAGCTATATCTATAAGTATCTGACGTTTATCCAAGCTTATTTGATGAAATATTTCATTTGTATCGGCTAGTCTGTAATAAAAATCATTTTCAAAAAATTTACCTTTTCTAGCGTCTAAACCTGCATAAAATAAATTACCAGCAGCCAAAGCTTCTTTAGAACTTAATTTAAGTTGCTTTATTATAGATGCTAAATCAAGATTTATTAATTTATTCTTTAAATCCTTCATAGACATATTAAAGCTATATCCACCATCTTTATTGTTAAAGCCTTTCATTATTTTTTGTCTTTCCTGTTGGCTTAAATTGTCTACATTTAAAGGAGTACCATCTTCATTAAATAACTCTGGATTAGTTTTTTTAATTTGATTATTTGCTTTTTCTGTCAGTTTTTCTATTTCAGCTTTACGTTTTGCACTGTCTAAGGTATACTGTTCTCTTCCTATACTTCTTTTGTCTTTTAAGTCTTGTAGCACTTGCTCTATTTCTGGCAAAGACATATTAAATATATCACCTAGCACAGCAAATGCATCAGCTCTTGCAACTAACTCTCTTTTTTCTCTGCTATCTGGATTACCCAACGCATCATTTATAGCATCTTCTAAAATAGAAAGGTTAGCAGCTTCTTCTTCAATAAATTGTTTATTGTCTGTTAAATAAGCATCAACAAGTTCTTTAGCAGCAACAAAAAATTCTTTAGTTGTAATATCTATATCCGATGACTTTCTTGTTTTATTACCTAATGTTTTAAGTGTTTTAGAATTAGTGTCTACCAGTTTTTTTATTTCTTGTATAACACTATCTTTTATTCTTAAGTTTTGAGCATCAACTTCTGCAACTACTTTTTCAACTTGAGCTAAATAATTTCTTTTATTTACATCAGCAATAGTTTTATTTAATCTATTCATTACACTACGAGGCACCATCAAACCTTTTGGAAAGTTTAATCTAATAAAGTCTTTTAAATCTTTCTTTACTTTCTGTATGTCTCTTTCAGTTTTTCTACGCAATTGTATTCTGCTACGCAGCTCTCTTATTTGTTTTTGAATATTTCTATCTGCAGTAATACCAACTACTCTGTCGAACTCAACCATCAATTCATCTTGTATTTCTTTTGGCTGAGAAGCAAAGATTGGATTAGTTTCTAATTGTTTTTTAGCAAAAGCTCTTACTTCAGCAGGTGTTTTTGCGGCTGCTAAAACTTTTTTATTTACTGGATATTTATTAAGGATTTGTTGAGTGGTTAATCCTTTAGTAGCTTTTGGAAATCTTTTTTTAATTCTTTCTACGTGCTGTTTTTTTATTTGAGTTGTTGTTCCTTTACCTAAAAAGTCAACTACTTTTCTGTATGCTTCAGTAAACAATGCGTTTCCTAAGTTAGCTCCTCCTTGTAAATTTCTAAAGGCAGGTGGCATCTCTTGCCCTTCAATAAGCTCCATCGCTAAAGCATCTTGAATCTGGTCAGTACTAAACTGGTTTCGACCTTTCAACACCTCTTTTATTTGAACGTCTGTTATTCCTTTCTCTCTAGATTCTTTAACAATAACCTCTATATCTGTACCCTGTGGTACTTCAGCTTTTTGCTGTGACAAAGACGGTAATCTCATCTGTCCTCCTTCTTCAACTTCAACACCTACATTAGGGTCCACAGCTTGCCCTCCTAATAATTCACGCATAGTCATATTAACAAAGTCTTCTAGCGACATACCTCTGATATCTTGAGCAAAAGTTTTACTCGCAAATAAATCTTTTAATTTTAAGAACTGTTTTCTTACAAAGTTCATTAATAAATCAAACCATTTAGCTAATCCGCTTTTTGCTGCTTTTCCTTCTTGCGCTTGTCCTGCTCTTCTTTTACCTTCTTGTGCTATATATTCTACTAAAGCTTCCTCTCTTGCCTTATTGCCTTCACCATATATTTTTACTTGTTTGTCATATTCTTTTTGTCCTTCTTGAGTAGAGGTAATAAGTTGAAGACCTCTTTTGTAAAGCTTAGAACCTTTTTCTCCAGACCTTTTGCTTTTTAAATAATCAATAAACATATGTCCAAACTCGTGTAATGGTAACGATAATGTTTTATCATCTGGATTTAAATATATACTTCCATCACCTTTTGCACCATAAGCTATATAGCCATCTTTAGTAAGTCTTTTTACTATACCTGGTTTGTTTATGTTTTCTTCAAAAGCTTCTACACTATCAAATACTTTAACCCCAGGGAACGCTTTGCTTAATAAATCAATTAGTTCTTTTCTGGTTTCTGGAGAAGCTTCAGCTTCTTGTCGAGCTTCTCTTTTTAATTTTTCTCCTTTAAATAAATCTAGTTTTCTTTTACCACCTTCTTGTGCAATATGGTATCCAGTTATTTTCCCTGTTACTTCATCATTATTAGTTATTAAATCATATCCAAAAGTTTGTAATCCTTTTTTCAATGGACTTATATTTGAAATTGTATTAGGGAAAAATCCAGTTTCAGTGTCATAACCATAGTCTAGTAATAAGTTTTTTAAAGGTATACGTCTTTGACTTAAACTTACATCAGAACCTCCTTTTCTATCTCGTTTTACTTCAGACCATTCTTGTCTAGCCCAATCTGGAATTGCAGATGTAGCGGTAACATTTTCATTTAACGCTCCTTCGTCTACTAAAACAATAGTACCATCAGCTCTTTGACCCCAGTTTCGTGCAGCTTTAAAATCATTCCACAATAAATCATAGTTTAAAAAGTCTGTTAATCCTAACTCTTCCATTGTTTCAGTTAATTCAACAGGTCTATTTCTAATATTAAAATCCCTAGCATCATATTTTTGTAAAGGTTTTAAAAACTCTCTTACTGCTTTATCGTTACGTGGAACTTTTTCTACTACAATATAATCTGTTCCCACCTCATAAATGTTTGGAACTAATCCTCCGAGCATACGCAAGTCTCCATATCCAATTGATGCGTTTTGTTGTAGACCTCTAGGGTTTTTAGCAATTTTAATTACCCTGTCATTACCTATGTCATACACATCTCTTGTTGTACCACCAGGAATTCTTTTATCTTTTATTGCGCTTAGAGGAACTTTACTAAAAGCTACAACATCGGTGTTACTTGTTTTGTCATTGGTAAAAAGTTCGCTTATATTTTGTTGGCTTAATTGAACATCTGGTGATGCTGCTACTCTTGTTACACCCCCTCCTTGTTGTTTAGCCTCTCTTTTAGCTTCAGCTATATCTTCTTTGTAAGAAGCAATTTCAGATTTAGCGTCTTCTCTTAAGTCAATTTTTTCATCTTTAGTAAGACCAGGCGTTTTTAAATCTTGTTTGAGTTGTTCTTTTGTAGATAAAATTTCATTATTTAAATCTTCTAGTGTTGCTTCTAAATCTTCATTAACACTATCTGTCGTTTCAACTTCAACTTCTTCAACAACATCTTCTCCTGCGTCTACTGCATTAAGATTACCTCCTTCGTTTACGGCTTGTTGCAATGCATTTATAGGTCTGCCAAATAAATTTATAGATAATTCATTTACTTCAGTTAATGTTTCAGAGTCTACCTTTTTATTTACTGCTAACGAATTCAATGCACTTTTAATTTGGCTTAATTCTGTTCCAAATATACTTTTAGAAGCAGGTGTTTTAGATAATTGGTTTTGAAGGCTTAACAACTCCATCATTGTTGTTTGTATCGGAACATTATCCGATTTAGTAACCTGGTCTGGAGACATTAACATTAAATTTTTTGCTTCTCGTTTGTTTCCTATATTAACTTGTATGTTTTCTACAGTCTCCATTGGTAACAGTTTTAATTCTCCCATAGAGTTCGCCCAATTTGAAACTTGCTCATCATTACCTATCATATTTGAATAATTAACAGGGTCTGCCATTCTTTCACCAGCAATAATTCTTTCGTTTTTCATAGCTGTTATAGTAGCATTCATAACCATATTACTGGTGTTGTTACCAAATGCACCAATTGCTTCAAGAGCTATTTCTTCTGCAACAAATTCTTTATTGTTTAAAAATTGATTATTTAACTGTGCTAAATATTCTCCGTAAGCCTCTCCTGCAGGGTCTACTACTGCTCTTTCCGCAGCTAGTAATCCAAATTTTTTCCAACCAAAATCTCCTTTGCCTACTAAAAGTCTACCAGCCATTCTTGCTGTCATATAATCTATAATAGCAATAGGAATCCCCCTAGCTAATCCTACCTCTCTTGCCTCTTTCCATACCTCATCTGATTGAACAGCCTTTAAAACACTTTGTGGGCTAGCTATATCATATCCTTTTAATGTCATTGCTTCAAATGCAGCATTAGTGTATTCCATAGCTACAAGTGTAGCTGCAGAACCTAATTGAAGACCTGTAACAAACCCTCCAGCTCCAGCGATTAATTTCTTTTTTGCACCACCTGGTGTAGTTAAAGCAGCCTCTCCTCCTACCACAGCCGCTGAACCTAATACCATTTGAACACCGTAAGGTAAAATTTCTGAAAAAGAACCTGCCGATAAAGACATACCCATATCTAATGGATTATCCATAAAGACATCTAAACTTTCTCTAAAACCTTTACTTCTTCTCCACTCTAGCATTTCTATCGAAGACCCCTTACTTGATGTATAAGACTCCATAAGTTTGTCTGATATATACTCAGCTGCTTGAGAGTTGCTCATTCCTAAAATCCCTTCCATTTCTTTAGGGTCATCCGTCATACTCATAGCAAGAATCACCTTACCAGCCTCACCTCTTTTTCTTCTTGTATTCCATTCATTAGACACATTTGCCCACATCCCTTTTAATATCTTACCACGTGCAGTTTTATTGTTTTTAGAATCTAAATAAGTTTTTGAAATTAAAAATTGGTCAGCAGCATATTTTTTATTCATATCTACTTGAGCAACTGCAGCAGTTAAAAAATTAGCTAAAGCCACATCTTCTGGAGGAAGAACGTCATCATTTATAAGCTTAGGTAAGTTTTCAATTTTTTTACCAAACTTTTCTATAGATAAACTATTTAATATAACTTCGCTCTGAACAGCTTGTGCATTTATTTCTACAGCTTCTTGTGTGTATTTTTCTCTTCTTTTTGCAGCCTCTACATCCCAGGCTATAGTAGTAGATACATAGTTAGGGTCTTGTGTTGCAGTGTAAAGATTATCTCTAATTAATTTTTGTCTGTCACGATAAGCCTTGTAGTCTCCACGCAACATACCTTCTTCAGTAAATAAATTAGGATACAAAGCTTTCTCTTCTTCTGTTGCTATAAACTTATCCCCTGTAAACATACCATTAGAATCTCTTTTTATATTTCTCATTGGCTCTGTAAGACCATTTTTTGTGAGTTCATCAATAAAGAAAAATTCATCTCTTGCTTCTTCGTATGCCGTTTGTGATTTAAAAAGTTGATTAAAGTTTTGTACACCGTTGTTTTGAAAATATATTTGTTTTTCTAAATCTACTGTGTTAGCTTCTTTCCATAATCCTTTTGCAAACTCATCTGCTTCTTCTTTAGTATTAAAGGCATATACCTCTCCACGTTCACGAGCCATTTTTAACATTTCATCCATTTGTGTTTTTGGGTCGTATTGAATCCAGTCTTCACTATATGTAGATTGATTTGAAGGGTCTTTAGGAAACAAAGAAGGAATGGCTAAATGTTTATCATCTACTTCTACAGTTGTCATTAATACCGATGAATAGTCAGAAGTGTCGTAATTAAATCTAGCGCCTGTACGTGATTGTTTTACATTTAATGATTTAGAAATAAAATCATCGTTAGGAGTAGGGTCACTTGGATTTGAACCTCTTAAACTCATAAATCCTCTCAACTCATTTTTGTTTTGCGGAACACCATCTTGTAGTTTTAATTCAAAAGTGCTTAATCCATCAGTAGAAACTATACTTACAATCTCCTCTCCTTCACCTGTAACAGGTGCATTTCTTGCACGAATTCTTGTTCTAAATGGCAGTGTATAAGCATCTTTTGCTTTTTGAGCAAAGCCTTGATAAGGATTATCAATAACAAACCCATAAGGACCTATATTTTCTTGTAAGCTTTTTATAATATTGTTAGGGGTATAGTCTACTTCATTAACAGACAACAGTATGTCTTGGTAATCTTTTTGACCTGGTTGTGAACTGAGAGAAGCGTCTCTTTCTCTTGCATCAGATGCGTAAGTATTCTCACCTTCTTGCAAAGCTATAAAATCACTTCCATCTTTAACTCCCCTTTTCAAAGGCATATCACCCTTAAGTAGGTTAATTTCTTCTGGAGTTACAACTTCTTCAGTTTTTATATCTACAATAGTATTTTTATCTCCACCAACTGGAAGTGGTTCCTTTTTTTTTTCGTCTGAAGAAAAGTATTTTTTGATAGTATCTTTAAACCAGTTAAAATTAGACGTAGCTGAATTAACTCCTCCAGCATCATCAAATTCAGAACTTTTAGAAGAAATATCAAAGAACTCATCAAACTCTTCAAAACTAGTAAATGTTTCTTTATCTACAGCTTCATATACATCCTCTGGTTTAGCATCTGCATAAAATTCTGTAAATGATTCAAACGTAGGAAACATCTCTTTGTTAACTACGAAGTTGTCATAGAATTCACCAGTAGTAAAAACTGAATTTTTGTTTTCTTCAACTGCCATATAATCAATTAATTAGATTTATCAAAGTCTTTTTTTGCTTCTAAAAAATACTGCTGCATTAATGGATAATCCAATGCTAATGCTTTTATAGCAGGGTCTTCAGATTGTTTATGAGCATTTCTTATAGCATTAATAGATGGATATACTCCTTGAGTATAACCTAAAATTTCAGTTGGTACTATGGTAGAAATAACTGTTTCATCTGTAACCTTAACACGAGAATCTGCTTGTTGTCTACCCATACCATCGTTCCATTGAACTTTAGGGTCAAGTTTATTAGCAGCTTTTCTGTCAATTATAAACTGTTCTTGTTTAGAATACTGTTTACCTAACATTTTTGATAGCTGTCTAGGAGTTATTTTACCGTCTACATTTAATGCATTATAAATTTCTCTCACAACAGCATTAGTAGTAGATGGTTCATCCACCTCTAAATAAACTGGAGCTGTCATTACTTCTGGTAAATAAACCTCTAACACATTATCTTCTACTTTATCTATAATTAATCCTGTTAAATTTTTAGATTTATTTGGATTAGTTTGTTTAGCAAATATTTCATTTAAACCAAACGATAAAGCATCTGCACCTTTACCTTGTACATATTCGTCAATGTTAGTTATATAATCATTAAGACTTATGTTTTTAGCAGTATCTCCTGTACCCACTACAATTTGAAGTGCATTGTATGGGATATCAGTTTCTGATATTCCTGGTGAATTAAAATCAACATATTTATTATCTTCACCCATCAGTCTTTGCCCACTTATTAATTTACCATAGTTCTGTTTACCAAGTCTATTTTGCATTTCACTAACAGTACTACCAATATAAAAACTTCCTTGATTTAAAAAGTCTTTATTATCACCAGACATTGATATTGGCATAGTATTATTTTGATTAGTGTTTTTGTCAAAATAAGTAACAGTTAACTGATTTCCTTTTGAACTAATATCTGTAATGTCTATCATTTTATCGTTATTACGAGATTCGGCTATAATAGTATTTTTAGCAGACTCAAAATTCGATGTACCTACTGCATTTCTAAGATTCATCCAGTTAGATGCAGCGTCAAATATTTGTATACTTTCATTATTATAAGCTGCAGAATCTTTATCAAACCCACCAGGAGTAGCTTTTTTTGTAGTTTTTCTAGGTATCTTTAAATCTAATTGAGCTGCTAAAACTTTATAAGCTTCTTCCTGTAAATACTTACCTTGTTTACTCTCTAAGTCTATATTATAAACACCAGCATCATCTGGCTTCATATAAATAGCATTTTTGTTTTTTGCTTTATTTACATCATCTGTAAATTCCCACGGAGTTCCGTCTGGAGACATTCTTGCAAAGTCATATAGTATACTACCAACATTATCTGGAGTACTTAGATAAGACATTAGTTGTTTTTTTGATGCATCTTTAAATTTAGGATTTTGTCTAATATCATCTCGTATACTTCCATCATCTTTATTTTGCTGATAGGCAGGTGCAAGCATTTTAAATGAACTTTCAATTGCAGCATTAACATTAAACTTATCGGTTTTTTGACCCATCCATCCCAACATAGTACTAACTTGCTGGAAGTCAGCTGTATTTGTAGATAAACTTCTTACTGTTTTATCGCCTACTTTTTTTGAAACTAACTTACCATTAGATACCTTCATAGTAACAGGGTCTATAAATGCAGCTGTAGTCCTAAAGTCATTAAAGCTTTGAACTTTTCCTGCCGCCCATCCATCTTTTCCAGATAATTTATCTTCTTCTAATCTTTTTTGTTGTTCTTCTAGGTACCCATTGTATTTGTTTGCAATAGCTATAATTTGTGCAGTACCATTGGAAAGGTTTTGAGATAGTTTAGTAAATTGTTTACGATTCATACTACCATTATCTAAATTACGTTTTAACATTAAGTTGTAATTAGATGCATTATTTACATAATCTAAAATATAATCACTTGATTCTTGGTCTCCACCTTCTGGAGCGCTTTGTAATTGTGTAGCTAACTCTTGTGTTACTAAAGCATCAGCAGCTTCATTTTCTTCTTTTAATTTTTGTTGTTCAGTAAGCATATCTGAAAACTGAGTTGCTACTGCTCCCCAGTTTACATTTGTTTCTGCTTCTCTTTGCGCGTATCCTATATATGTTTTAGCCATTTTTATCGTAAATAATTTTATTTTGGGTCATCAGTTAATCCAGTATTATCTAATGGTATTTCATAGCCTTTTAAAAACTTTCTAAAATCTTTAAACCCTTGTTGTCCTAGTTGGCTATTCATCTGGTCATAAAATGCATTTACTCCTCCTATTTGAGAGTTCCCTTGAGCATCCATAGCAGGTCTATTCATTAGGTCAAACGTAGCTGTAAAGTCCATATTTTTAAATTGCATTCCAGAAGGGTCGTTTTGAAAAGCTTCTATTGATGCTTGACCTGCAGTTTTAACAGTTCCATCTGATAATTTAGTATCTGTAAATCCAGCTTTTAAAGCACGGTCTTGTACTTTCCCTGCGTCACCACCAGATGCCGCTCTATTATCACTTAAACCTGTTCCTAAACTAACACCAGCTTTTAATGTATCTCCAATTCCTTGAATACCTGCTGCTGTATATAAATTAGCTTGTTGCTCAGCTCTTCCTGCTGCAACTTGCGCTCCTTTTACTTCTTCTAAATCTAACTGAACTCCAATATCTCTAAGCCTAGCATCTTCTTGTGCAACTAACATATCAATTTTTTGTTGCTCCGCTCCCATTGCAACTCTTTGTTTTGCTTGCGCTTGATTCTGTGCAGCTAAAACTCTACCTGCAACTGCTGCCGCTCCTCTTTCGCTTTCAGCTCCAGCGGCTGTAGCTTGCGCACCTGCCGACAATAAAGCTTCTCTTTCTAATTCATATTTTTCTTTACCTATAGAAAGGTTTTTATAAAAGTTTGTGTCTAATTTTTCTCTTGCTTTTAACAATGCTTGTTCAGCATCATATTCTGCATCAGCTGCTGCTCTTCTTTGTGCCGCTGCTTGAACAAAATTTACAGTCATTCCTCCAGCTGACAAAGCTAATCCTGCTATTAATAAACCTACTGCTGACATATTTCTTTTTTTATATTTATAACATCACTGGGTAACTCCCTGTAATTATTTGTAAATAACTCTAATTCTGCATCCAAAACATTTGTTGCATTAGTTTTATGAACGCAACTCCATTCAACATCTTCGTGTATATAAAACACTCTCTGTGTTCCTTTTTTAGTAAACACAGTATGAGGAGCCTTTACTCTAACTATTTCTCCGTCATCAGTTAAATATGACAACTCTCCTTTAAGCAAAAAAGAAGGGTGTTCTTGTTTGTGTATTAAACTTACAATAACCGCTCCCTTTGGCATAAAAATCTCTCTAGTATATAAGCCTCCTTCAAAATGGTGTTTCAACGGAGCTGTTTTTTTTAATCCTTCAGATTGTTCATCTCCAGGATTATGTGTTAAGGCTCCCTCAATAACACTAATTTTGTTTTTAAAGTTCTCAATTTTTTCCCACAAAATACCTCTTGACGCAGGTATTTGCCCTAAAATGTTTTGAGCTATTAAATTATCAGAACTACTCATCTACTTAATTTAGACAAAGATACTAATTTTAAGGGAAACTTTTCATAACGTCTGACTCTACAGCAAACAGTTCTGTTGCAGTAGTATCTGCATTTGTTAAAGTAAACTCAGCGTAATGTCCTAAGATGCCATTAGACTCAGCAATTTGATTTTTTATATACATAATATATACTTCTGTACCACTAGCTGGAAAGCTTGTTGTATTACCGCCAGTGTTGTTTACCGTTATGGTATTTACACTTGTAGCTAAGTCAAAAGTTATAGCTGTTATTTTACCAGCTTCAACTGGAGTCAAAGTGGCATTAAAAGGTCCAATTGCATAATATATAGTGTCATTAATGTTTATCATTGAACCTAAATCTACACTCATACTAAATGTTAAAACACAAGTAGAAGTTCCTACACCAGTCCTTACAGATTGTTTTGCGACACCTTGTACAGAACGTAATGGAAACTCACCGCTTATTGGATTAGCATTATTGTTTCTTAAATAAGCAAAGAACTCACCTTCTTTTTCTACAAAAAAAGTATTAGTAATGAATCCTGTGTCTTGTATATCTGACTTTACAGTTGCCGACCAACTACTATCTGATTGAATAGATAGTGTTTTAAATAATTTATTTTCTAAAGGAGCTTGATTAAATACACTAGTAATCGAAGAACTAAATTGTCCTCCATAATAATTATTTCTAGTTACACTATTAGAATTATGACGATATAATTTACCTTGAAAAAAAGTATACAAATACCCACTCATTCCAATTATTTGTTCTGGAATAAAAGAATAAAAAGATGGAAAACCTGCAGAAGTTTCGCTATAAGTAACTGTTTGATTAGTAAATGCCATATATTATTATTTTAAGGTGCGCATCCCACAACGGATACTATTACACTTTCATTATTAAGCTCGATTGCTTGTTCTCCTCCTGTAGTAGGGTCGTTAATTCCTGTTAAAACAAATCCAGCGGTAGTAAAAAGTCTATCAGCATATCCAGGTGATGCTGAGTCAGTATTTACAGCAGGAGAAGTTCCATTTGCATTAGCATAAACTCTTGTTCCAACTGACCATCCTCCAGCTCCAGGGTATTGACTAGGTATGGCAAATATTTGCCCACCATTATCAGTTGCTCCAGCACAAGCTAAAGCAGATGTACTATATGTTTGAGTTACATCAGCATCTGCACTTGTTAAAGCTACTGGACAAGCTACAGTAAACAAAGTAGATAAATAATCAGAACTTGATATTAAGTTAAAAATTTCTACATCTAAATAATTTGTTGTAGCACTTGTTTTAGGAACCACTAAAGTACACACTTGCGGATTAGTAGCAGTTGTTTTAATTTGTCCTGTACCTACTGCAACATATTGAGTAGTATTAGGAATCACCACATATTGACTTGCAGAGTCTAGTTCAGCTACTGGATAGTTTCCAGAAGCAGGTAAAGTTCCAGTACCATTTACACCTAAATATACTGGAGTATTTAAACTATTTGGACTAACATCCCCAAATGTTTGTGAAGTCCATTTATTATATCTAACTCCATTATAAATAACATCTATACCCTTTGGCATTTCCCAAGGAATCCAAGTAATTACAACTGCTCCAGTTGAAGCTGTAAATAAATGTCTCGACTGAAATACACTTGGTGCAGCTGTTTTATAATAAATTGCACTAGGTCCACAACTTATACCGCACGTACAGTTTGTTGTATCTGGTTGTAAAACACCAAGTTTTTGAAGCCTTACAACAACACCATCACTATAATATCCATCTGCCGCTACAGTTGATTGTGTTTGACTAGTGTATACTACTGTTGAGCTAGATAATGTAGCTCCATTTAAAGAATAAAAAGCTTGAGCATTAACACAGCACGCATTAAATCTATCAGCAGTTAAATCTGCTGTACCAGCTTGATATCTTAATTGAACTGAAGTTAAATTTCTGTAATCCCATATCATATATAAATACGTGGTATTTGAAGCTCTAGCAAATTGTCCGTTAAACAAAGTTGGTTGTCCAGCAAAATTAGTGTTAGTTTGTGTAGAAGCAGCGACTAAAGCATTGATATCAGTAGCGTTGTTTTGATATAATGTATTGCTTTCTAAATATCTAAACTTATCTCCAGGTATTTCAAATTGAAAATTAGCAGGAGGTAATTTGTTAGATTGTATAGTCACATATGCACCGTTTGGAGGAAAAGACCCCAGTCCTGTTTGACCAGTTATCATTGAATACTGAGAAACAGTTGGTGTAGCTCCACTTTGAAAATCTACAAACGTAGATGTAGTCGGAGAGCTATATAATGGATTAGTAGAGTATGGAGGCGCTGGCGAAGCTGCAGGAAAAATATTCCAAAAAAACTGATTGTAATTAGACAATGTGTCTTCGTCTTGTCTTGTTAAGCAAACTTGCACAACATTTAATGTGGCTGAAAGTGGACAATCTTGACGTATAGTCCATTCGCTATTTCCAGCTGTCTGTGTAGCGGTAATTGACACTTCTGTTATAGAAGGAACGTCTCTAATAATAGTTATAAATCCATCTGTCGATACAGCTCCGCTTGTAACAGTTTGTGTAGCACCACTACCATTTAAGTAAGTAGCTACAAAGGTTGTAGTACTTCCACTTGTTAAGCCTACATTATAATTAAATCTAGCATTACCAGATTCGTTGTTTAATAAATATACAAAAGTTTGTGGAGTACCCGCTTCACATATAAAGCTAACATCTACACCACAATTATATTTTAAGTCTGGTTGAGGTAATAATGTGTTATTAATACTTAATACGTACTCATTCATATAAGGGTCAAATCCACCAATTTTTTGTGTTTGTGATGATTCAATAAATAAATCTCTAAAATATCCTCTCATTCCTCTTTCTGATATTACTCCTAATGCTTCGTTTGTACCACCTACTCCTTTTAATTGAATTATAGCTCCTCTTTTTACATCAGTAAAAAATTTATCAGCACCCCATTCAGTATAGCTTTCTGGGTTATTACTAATACCATAATCTTCTACTCTTGCAATTTGAGTTCCTAAAACTTCTGGAACCGATGTTAATGAACTTCCTCCAGCAGCATCAGACAAAAGATTTTTACCTGCTAAAACATATGTAATCTTATCTTCTTGTAAAGCAAGAACATCTGTTTTTCTTCCAGACAATACTTCTATTGGTCCATAAGACTCTTCAAGTTGTTTAAAGTTTACTAAACCTAAATTGAATTCGTTTAATTTATTTATGTTTGATTCGTCATTATATATTCCACTGTATGTAATATCTGAAAATCTATGCGCTCTTTTATATATTTGTTCAGTAGCTCCAAAGACTCTATTTCCTAAAGAAAATCCTTTTCCAGAAATAGAATCTCTAATTTTATAACTTTCAACTCCATTACCAAATGTAAAAGCATTAAAATTATTTAAATATACAACGCCAGCGACTGATGCTGTTTGATTTACATCATTAGTGTTTGTTCCAGACATATGAAGACCACCAGTTATATCGTAATTGTCTTCTCCTTCATAAAATACTCCTGGAGAAGCATCTAAAGGTTCAGACTCAAAAACTAAAGTTGCTTCACTTCTAATTATTTGAACATCCATTTTTAAAGACGACCTACGCTTATCACTTCTTCCACAATTAATTCCACCTTGAACAACAGCAACTAAATTATTACTTGTTCCACTACCAGTGCTATCACTAGCTCTTCCAAAACGCATATAATAAGTTTTAACTAAATCATCACCAAATGCAGAGGCTACTGCTTCTGCAGTACTACAAGTGGTTGAGGCTGCACCTCCATAGAATAAAGTGTCATCGAAAATAAAATTACCATTACTTCCGCTATCTCCTACATCCCAAACTCCAGAGTTTAATTGAGCTTCAATATTATCTCCAATAAACCAATCATACACATTTGCATATGAATTTCTAGCTACTAAACCACGCAGGTCTAAAGTATAAACAACTCTTTCACAACTTCTATTTCCATCACCAGGTCCACGTCTTTGGAATTTCATAAACCAATTAATTACACTTCCTTGAGGAACATCAACATCAACATATTTTGGGTCTGTAGTAGTTAGTGGGTCTGCAGCAGAAGGGTTTAGATTTGAAAACGGATAATATCCAGTTACAGCATTATCTCCTCCTTCATTTGGATTTTCCCAATTACCTCCTCCTGGACAAGTAGAAATTAAAGCGCTACTACCTGGATTATAAATATTATTGTTATCTGTAGCAGCAGACCAATTTGATGGTGTTAGCGCCATATAAGAACCAGAGGGTATAGCTACATTACGAGCAGGATTAGACCCCTCAATTGGGATTGTTATAAAGTCTTTTAATTGTGCTTCTTTTTCTAAAACTGTAGTATAAACACAAGATGTTTGCACACCAATTGTGTCTCTTTTAACTATAAGCCTATCTCCTTTTTCAACTTTTTGTGCGTTCTCCCCATCTAATAAACACCATACTCTAGTAGAGTTAGGGTCTAAAAAGAATATATTAGTATAAATAGTATTATAAGTATCTCTATCTGGTTGAATAATAAATTTATATTTGCTCGCCCACTTAGGAGCTTTCATTGCTACAGGAATTGTTACTTTAATTTTATTTACTGAAGTAGATTCACTACAAGGAACTGGAATAGTATTTTGTGGACTTACAATAGGAGTAGAACTTCTTCCAAAGTCATCCATATAAACTATAGCTGTTTCATAGTTTCTATTACTTTTTAATGTTTTAGGATTAGAAATATCTTTAAATGCTGCATCTGAAGATACAATTTTATAGTAATTATAAACTACTTGAGTAGCAGTTGCTGCTCCAGAATAAACACAAGTGTCAACATAAGCCATAGCCATTAATTTAATACCTATAACATTAGCGTCTGTTGAGCTTGTTAAAATTCCTAAATTTGCAAATGCAAAATCTTGTGTAGGTGTTCCTCCAGTACAAAAGACATCGCTTGTTCCGCTCCAACATTTTGTTAAAGTAGTACTACTTCCTCCACTAGCATTAATTAAATTCTGTGGAACTATACAATTAAAAACTGATGAAACGTTAATTCCATTTGCACAATCTTGAACTGTAGTAAAGTTTGTTGGTGAGCCTATATACTGTATAAATTCACTACTAGTAGCTAAATCAAAAGCACTCGTGTAATCTCTTGGAAAAACAAATTCAATTTGTAAATTGTTAACTGCTCCAGAAACATCTGGCGGTGTGAAAGCACCAGAAATATTACCACCAAAACCTTGATGATTAAAGCTTATATCCATAACCAAAGAAGCACCTTGTTTTAACACTAATGGAGTCCCACTAACTAACCCATCCTCAGTCATATAAACTATCATTTGACCATCTGTTACTGTATAAGTAACTGGTGAGCCAGACGTACAATCCATATCTATAGCTGCGTTTTGTTTTGTTATAGGCAAGTCTGTTTCATTAACTATTGTAGAGTCAAGTTCAGTTACATAATTAAAAATAATAGGATTATTTGTAGAATCTACTAAATCATAACCCTCATAGTAATTACCATACATTAATCTGTTACCCATTAATGTTTGAGATTTTGCTAACAAAGGAACGTTATCATATAACCTTAAAATTTCTGAGTCTTCTAGAATTGTAAATATTTTGCTGTTATCAAAAAGAACTGTTTCTGTGTTATTATCACCCAAACCTAATTCTTCTTTATTGAAAGACTCTATAACTTTTATTATATTTTTATCAGCTTCTTTAAAAAGTATTTGTATTTCTTTTACTAGTGAGCTTCCTGTATTATAAGATAAGTTAACAGCATTAAACTCGTTTACCATACCTTCATTTAAACCGCTTTCTAAACTTAAATTAAATGATTTAGGGTCAAAAGCTGGCTGCGTAAATTGTGATGTAGCAGAGTACTCATCATTTGCATATCTATATCTGTAAGCAAAACAAATTAATCTTTCTTCTAAATAAGTTTCATTATTTACAATATTAAGTAATGCTATATCTGGAGCAGCCATTGGTGGCTTCTTAATAACTAAAACTTCTTCTGCTGTAAATTGGTCAATATTACCTACTGTAGGATTTTCATAGTTTTTTGTAACGTCAAAAAATCTAGGGGGGTTGTAATTGTCAGTAAAAAATATTAGATTATTTACTTTATTAATTCCGTTAATTAAATATTTATCTGTAAAGTTTAATGTTGATTGTGTACCACTACCATCATCAATACTTATCATATGGTAAGTTGTAACTTTAGAAATTATATTGTAAGATAAAACTATATCTAAAACGTTTGTTGCTCCTAACCCAGTAGCATCTGCGTGAACAAACCAATAAATAGTTTCATTAGCAGTGTCAGCAAAAGAACCTAGTGTTTTAAAGCCATATGTAGTTCCGCTTGGATACTCTGGAGTAATTAATAATTCATTACCTTTTGAGTTTTCTACAGAACCAATTTCAGAATTTTCTGTAGAGCCAAGTCTAACGTTTAACGCATCAATATATTCGCCTTGAGGAACTAATCGTTCATCAACGCTTTTATTCATTCGTCCTTGTATAAAATTTCTTAAAGTTTTAGCCATATTATTTTAACCACTTATCTTTTCCTCTCATATTCATTAAAAGCCTTCCTGGATGTATATTACTCATCCTTATTTTTGCATTTCTTAATAAAGCACTTTTGTTTTTCTTAGCTCTATTAACAACGTACTCTTGAACATTTAATTTACTATTTAAAATAGAATATTGAATATATGCATATACATAATCTTCAAATAATTTGTTTACGGTTATTTCGCTATCTATTCCGCCTTCCATCCCATCAGATACATATTCTAAAATACATAATTGGTTACGCATATTAGAACTAAAATTTATAACCCCTTTCTTAGAATCAATCCTAAATGTTGGATTAGCATTAGCAGTTTCAGTGTTTAATCCATACATAGATATTCCATATGAATAATCAAAATACCAGCACCCATTATGCTGATAACCAAGCATCCCATCAAACATTGCACCTTGATTAAGATACATTGTTCTGTCTTTTTGTTTTATTCTGTTAAAGTCTAATTCTGAAAACTCTGGTTTTAAAATATTACCTAATTCATCAAATAAAATATTTGTAGCCTGGTCTTGTAAATATGCAGACGAAGAATTAATTTGAATGTTTTCTGTTAAAGGTCTTAAGACTCCGTTGTCATCTAACATAGAAAGTCTTACCCAATTAACATAATCTTGAGGTAAAATAAATCTTAATCAAGGTCCAACACTTAATTCTAAAACTTTTATTTCTTTAAATGCATCATAGTTTAATTCTTGTATAGCTCTTTTTGCGTGAAATAAAATTTTATATCTTTCTTCATTATTTACTAATGAATGATTTCCGTCATACATTAACAAAAAATTGTTTACTATGTCAGCTAAACTAACGTATTGATAAGAACCCCAATTTGCATTTTTCGGTTCTACACCACTATTTTCGTAATATTTATAATCGTCTAAGTATGCCATTATTGTTCTGAATTATTTTCTAGTTGGTCTTGTGTGTTTGCATATTGTACAACTTGTTCTTCTCTAATTGATACCCCAGCATATCCTAATATTTTAACTACTAAATCTGGCTCGTAATCTGCCGATAATTCAAAGTCTTGGTAAGATGCGGAAGAAGCATCAAAAACAGGTTCACCTCCAGTAACATTTAAATATGTCCATACAGGAGGTAAAGGATATCTTATATACTGCGCTTTAACTTGATTAGCACCTGTTATAGTAGATGGAAAAACAGTTAATACAGACCCTTCTGTTGTGTATGCAGGATATGTAGTATTTGGAGCTGTTAAGTTAGAATTGTTTAACAAAGTAATTTTACCGTGACTGGCTCTTTCTGCTTCACCAGTATATGTAGTTCCAGCAGTATCAAAACATAAAATTTTATTTATTAAATAATAATCTGCTGGTAAAGTGTATGTGTTGTTAGCAAGATTTGCTAACGCTGCAGTAACAGAAAACAAATCAATTACTTCAACAATACCTTTAGATATATCAGCATAACCAGTTCCAGACTGACGTGCATTTTCTTTAATTATTTGATAGTTATATTCATAAAATAAATCTTCAAATAAATCTAATTGCGCTTGTTTAGCATATAAATTAAAATCGTTAGGAGCAATATAACCATAGTTGTTTTTATTTAATATTGCTAATACTGTATTTCTTACTGAGTTAATCATCTGTAATCGTTTGTACAAAGATAAACAAAAAAAAAGAGGCATTAAATTTATGCCTCTTTCTTAAGTTAGTTAATTTATATTAAGCCACTTCTACGCCAGTAATGTAAATTGTAGGTGGTAACTCAACTCTTACAGCTCCAGTTGCTCCAGATGCTGCTTTAAGCATAGCATTTTGAAATGCTGCAACCATTGGACTATTGATTTGTGTTACCGCATCGTGAGTTAAAGTAATTTTCCAATCACCACTCATAAATAATTCAGTAGTTAAATCAGTTTTTGGATTTACAAACATTATTCCAGATATAGGAACAAATCTTTGTAATGCTCTAGTGTCTGAATAGATACTAAATGCCTCTCCAGTTGCCATTATACTACCACTTAATTTTAATCTATTGTCACTAACAACTTCTATAACTCTTGCACTTGTAGAATCCGTGGTATTAATCACTTCATCTTTAGCAGCTACTGTAGTTAAAAAGTTTTGACCATTATCAAATAATTGGTCAGCTGGAGTAGAAATAGTGTATCCGTCTTCTAAGTCTGCATAAGCAGCTCCAAAAATATTAGCACTTAAAGTTAATGCTTGCCCAACAAAAGGAACAGATGGGTTATTAGAGTTTAATGCAGTTACAGTTGCAGTACTAGTTGTTACAGTATTAGTTACTGTATCTCCTATTGCTACACCTAAACTAGTAAAATTACCTGCAGCATCAAATAATACATTAGGTCTGTATATACTAAAGTTAGCAGCATTAGGCATAGTACCTCCAGTAATTTGTAAATTATTATTATCAGTGACATTTAACACAGTTCCTATTAATGCACCATTAGTAATATCAGCAACAATATCATTTGCTAATATCCCAGAAGTATTAAAGGTTCCTCCAGTAACAGTTATTGTTGTACCTGTAGCCGCAGTTTGCGTTCCAGTTACAATAAAATCAGCATCCGCTGTACCTGTTGCTGGTGCTACATTAGTCTGGACTCCTGAATCCACAACTAAAGACTCACCAAATGAAATATATTTTGCCATATCTTTATTTATATTAATTATTAAAGAACAAAGATAAGCAAAAAAAAGAGACTACTTTGGGTAGCCTCTTCTAGTATTATTTTTTAGAAATTTTTTCTTTGGATTCTAAAAGCTTTAACGACTCTAAACCTTCGTCTGATTTAAAATAAGAGGATACAATATAATTGGTTTCTTCACCAAATGGTACTGTAAGCATTCTATTTTTATTAGATTTAGTATTAAAGTGTACGTCTTTACCTTTTTGAATTAACAAGTTATTATCAAAAAATGTTTGAACTTTAGCTTGTAGTTTTAACATAGGGTCCTTAAGTACTGTTAAAAATCCTTCTGGGTCGTTTTTAGCATATATTAAAACATCACGTTTTAATTCAGCTGTTGAAACCTTTGAGACATCAATACCAAATAATACTCTAGCAACTTGTTCTAACTGGTCTATTTCTAAAGTTCTAGCCTCAACTAATGCATCTACTTGAGCATTTAAAACTTCTACATCTTGTCGTGCATCAGACTCAGTATCTACTTTTCTAAATACTCTTTCATATCCAGGATGAAACTCTAAAAACATTTGTAAATTTGGATTGTTTTTTGGGACATTTAAAAATCCATCTTCAAAAACAATAGGCTCTAATATTTTATTACCATCTTGTTCGTCTGCAAAAATTGATTTTTGATTCCTTGAATAACAGAGTTCTCTGTTTTGTTGTTTTTCTTCATCCCAATATAAAAGAGTGTTTCTTTTATTATGATGAGATGCTAGCATAAATGATAGTGGTGCATTACCATCTACCAATACATACGTTTCGTTTTTTAAAATTTTCTTTTTCATTATATTTAATTTAATTTGATTAAAAAAAAAGGGAGGAGCGAACCCCTCCCCTTAGTAATTACTTCCTTACGACTTGAATAAGAAGAAGTTGTTAGCACCTAAAGTACATACACATCTTTCAGATAAGAAGTTAACGTTCATCACGTCATCGCCAGTTGTAGTAGCGCCTCCTGCTCCTCCAGTAATCCACGTTTTATATCTTCTGTCTTCAGTTTCTGAAGCTCTATATCTAACGTGCAAGAATGGTCTCTTAGCATTTTTACCTAAAACTTGGTCATATACAGTAGTTGAACCTGCTGGTACCATTAATCCATTAATAGTTCCACCAACTAAACCACCTCTCATTGTTGGGTCATTTAAGTATTTCCAGTCAGACTTGTAGAAGTCATATCCTCTACGGAATCCTCTGAAACCTAAGTTTAACGCCATTTCCTCATCATTGTCAAATAATCCGTATGAAGTACCGTTGGCACCATAAGAATTTTGAGAAGCTAACATATCGTCAATATCAAATCCAAAGTTTCTGTTTAAGAAAATAACATTTTCTTCAATAGAACCTTGCTTATCTAATCTTTCGATAATATCGTCAAACTCAGCTAATGCAACTGGATTACCTCCAGACCAAACATTACCTCTTGTTCCAACAACGTGGAATACACCTTCAGTACCCTTGTTTCCTACTGGTGAAACTGCAGCTGCTGCTCCAGAACCTGCTACTGCTGGTACTGCTTCAATCATTGCTGTTTCTAAGTAGTCATCAAAACGTAATCTTGTGTCGTGTTCAGACTTTAAATACCATAAGTATCCGTTAGCTCCGTCTTCTCCAGATATTTCAATCCATCCAATTTGAGCCATATCAGAACCTGCAATACTGTAAGTATCTTTTAGGATAATTGGTGAATTACTGAATATAGAGTCATCAGAGATTAAAGTTTCTGCCATTGTAGGAGTTCCTTTTCTGAATTCTGACCCATAAACAAATATAGACATTGTTGACGCATTAGCATAAGCAGCTTGAGTAGCTTCGTAATATGCAACTGTACATTGTCTGTTAGGATAATCTACAGCAGTTACAACTGCTTTGTTACTAAAAGCTGACGCTGCAGTCTCATCAGAAATCATAATTGTTTGACCAACTCTGATTGCAATTCCCCCTGCTACACCTGTTGAAGGCTGAGTAGCTGGGTCGATTTGACCTACTGGTACTGTTAATACTTGCGTAGTTTCGTTACCTACATAAGAAGCTAGAGTAACTCCAGTATACTTAGTATGTAATCTTCCTTGTTCCGCCCACTTTACCATATCTGAGTTAGACGGCATTTCAGCACCTACCATTCTTAAGAATGATGATACTGTTCTGTTTCCATAACGTTCGAATTCTTTTTCATACGTATCTGGTAGATATGTACTTAAAAAATCGAAGTTGTTAATGTAGTTAGTTTGAGTAGTAATCTGCTGCGCACTAGGCTGCAACTGAAAATTTAACAAACCACCTGTTTCAATAGCTCCTGCCATAATTAATAGTTTTATGATTAGTCGTATGCGACCAATCTGGTTTTAAATTTATTTTATTTTCGGCTTCTAATCCTTAAACTCTTTCCAGAGTCTGGATTAATAGTCCTAATTTTCATTCCTCCTTTAGCAGTAGATACTTCTGGTGTGTTACGTAATCCCATTTTTATATTTTTGGTTTTACGCGCATCACCTTCAATAGCTTCTGATTTGCCTTGCTCATAAAAGAACTCAGCAAACTTATCTGGATTCATCGCTAATGATAACGCTTTATGATACCCACTGACATTCTCCATCATTCCGTCTTTATCCATATACTTATTTACAAAGTTCATTATATTAGAATTAGACTTCTTTAATGTTTCTGCGTCACCTGGTTTATACGTTATATTATTCTCACCTATTTTAAATTCAAAACCTTTGAATTCGTTTGAAAATACTTCGTTAGATTTCTTGGCGAACCAATCTCTCTTTCTTTCTGTCAACTCACGTTGACTAGCAGCATCATTAACATACTGTTTGTACTCAGCCAATTGTTCTTTAACATCATTAGACATATCAGCTGTTCTTGACTCAAGAGGCTGACTATACTTGTCTTTCTGTTCGTTAAAAAACTTATTAGCTTTTCTAACAATTTTTTTCTTTGCTAACTTTTTCTTTTTAATAGTAGATTCATCATCTAAATCTTCATCTATTAAGTAGTCTTCCATTAAAACCTCAACATCATCACTGTCTACAGCTTCTTCGGTAGCTAAGAAATATTCAGCTAGCAAACTATCTGGCTCCATATCATCAAAGTTTTGATTTAGTTTTACAAAATCTTCAACTCCTCGACCTGTTTCCTTTTTATATTTTAAATACGCTGCGACATCTTCTGGTAAATCTTCTTTTGTTTCTCGCTCAGTAACTAAATCATCAAATGAATTAATTTCTTTTCCGTATCTGTTTTTTAAATAACTTAACACTTCTTCTTCTTGCAGTTCAGCCTTTTCTACTGGTTTCTCTACTTCTTTTGAAGATTCAGTTATTTTAGTTTCTTCTGAAGACTCATTCGTGTCTTCATTTAATTTTTCTTCGTGTTTTTCTAGTAGTTCGTTTTCTACTTCTACCGCTGATTTTTGGTCAGCAGTAACTTCTTTAATTTTTAATGCCATTTGATTTAATTTAATTTGTACAAAGTTAATGATTTAATTATTGTTTATTTAACGTCTATCTTGGTTCAAATTCCGACAAATTAAAACCATCTAAACTATCTTCATTAGATTCAAATCGTTGAGGTGGTAAATTGTTTTGTCGTTGATTAATCAATCTAGACTGCTCGTTATTTGCTTGAGTTATTCTATCAGACTTAGCAGTTTCTCTTTGGTTTTCTCTTTGCTGCAAACTTTTTTCACTAATATCTCTAAGTTGTTGGTTGTACCCAAATTCTTTGTCCATTAATGTAGCTTTAAGTTGTGCTTCAGCATTTAGTCTTTCAATTTCAAAAGCTACTTTAGCTTGTTCTAATTGCATTTTAGCTTGACTTTCAGCTTGGATTTTTTGCATAGCTGTTTGAGCCGCCAACTGTTGAGACTGCATTTGTATCTCACCTTGCTGCTGTTGTTTCTGCATTTCAAACTGCCTATCTTTTTCTTCTTTTTTCAACCTCTTCATTTTAAGAAGTTGATTGGCAAGTTTTAAATTGTGTATTTCTCTTATGTCAATTGCATCCTCTAAGTTTATATCACCTTTAGATAATGCTAAACTAATGTTTTGCTCTAATTGTGCTTTTTCTTCTATGTCTGGTGTAACTTCTATAAAAATACCAAAGTCATAAATATAAAGGTCATTCATTTCTTTAATAACAGCAACATTATATTTCCCAATTTGATTTGCAAACTCTTCTCTAAATTCAGCGTATTCTAATATATCACCCATACGAAGAGTTAACCCTTCAGCTAAAGTTCTATAAATATATAACGCTCCATCTAAAATATGTCTAGTAGCAGTGTTTGAATTTAAAGCAGCCATTTTTTGTATACCTACCAATGCATTTGCATCTGGGGTATTACCATCTTTAGCTTCACTAAGTCCAGTTACTTGTCTTATCATATTTAAATAGTTATTTAAATTAGTAATAAGCATTTGTGTTTTACTAGCTCCAGAGTTAGATGTTAATTGTGTAATTGGTACTTTACCTTGATTAAAATCTCCGTCTTGTGTGTAGCTTCTTCCAACTACACTACCAGTTTGAAAATATAATCGCAAGGCATCCTCTGGATTATATGCATTACCAGTACCTAAATCAACTTCGTTTAAACCATCAGCATCTATATAAACCCCATCTGGCACGACTCTTGATATAACTTGTTGTAATTTTAAATGTGTTAACTGAATTAAATCAGCAAATGGTAGCATTCTTCTTGTTAAAGACTCTATCACTCCTTTATACATTCTTGGAGCAGTTGCAACATAATTAGGCAATGCATTCTGTGTAGCTGACTTAGGTCTTACCATATTTTCAGCTAACTCCCATTTTAAAACAATATTAGTTCCCATAACCATAATACCGTTATACCAAACATCTATAGTTTTTTCAACTTTTTCAAATTTTCCATCCTCCATCATTTCTTCTGGTGGATTAAATTGGTCGTCTTTTTCTATAATTTTAGAACCTCCATTTTCATTATACTTCTTTTTATAAACATACTTTTTAGTAGTTTTATAATTAAAGTATAATAGTGTACAGGTGTCTTTATAAAACAAACTATTACTATAATACTGAGCAACATTAAAATAATCATACCACTGTTGACTCATTGTACTTATTTCTTCTAAATCTTCTTTTGTTAAAGATTGGTCAATTTTCATTAATTCTGTTATTGCAAGAGTTTTAATTTCTCCCCAATAAAAACAATCTTTAAAATGTGGGTCTTCAGTATAACTATAAATTAAATTAGCTGGGTCTATATATGAAACCTTAACTCCATTCCCTGGCTCAAATTCGTGTTTAGCCGCTCCAATACCTAATACGGTTAAATCATAATCAATTCTTTTTCTAATATCTTCATAATGATTTAAAGCAAATAAAGTATCTATCCCTTCTTCTTGAGCTATTTCAATAGCTGGCTTATAATTAAGCTGCATATACAATGCTAGCTCTTCATTTGAATTAGGTAAATCTTCTGGACTCATTGTAAAAGGATTAACTCCAAAGTTATCTTGAACTGCTTTGAGCATATCTTTAGAAACCATTTGAGCTTCAATCATATCTTGAAATTGCGTTCGTCTGCTTTGAGACATAGCATCTTGAGCATATGCATTTACTTTAAAAAGCCTGTCTGACATTCCATTAACAACTAAGTCAATAAACTTTGGAATAACAGGAACAATCGCCCAATCTAAATTTAAATACGATAAATCTCCGTCTACCGCTAATTCGTTTTTATATTTGGCTATTGACTGCTCTCCTCGAGCATACAATCTTAATCTGTTAAAGTCTTGCCATTGACTATAATATCTACAACTGTTTGAATCTTTTCTAAACCATTCGTATTGTATAGCTTGACCTATCATCAAACCATACTCTTCTGTAGCCATTTCTGCTTCAGAAGCAAACTGATTAGGAAACCCAACATTAGATATATTTATTTTAGTTTCTATCATTTATTTTAGTAATTCGCTCAAAGTTCCTTTATTAGCATATCTTGCAAAGTTAATGCTTATTTTTGATTGTTTTTTAGTAGGCGTGTACAGATGTTTTTGATTAGCCATAACAGCTAATCCAGAGCTAATTGAAGCATCATACTTAGTCCTATTGTTTATCTCAAATTTCGCCCAATCTTCTAAAGTCCTCATAAATGGCATTGAACCCATTTCATCTGAATCTCTAAACGTGCCAGTAGAATCAATACCTACATATTTTTCAATATATGATTCTATTGCTGCTGCGTGAGATTGTTTTACATCTTCTGATGAATTAGGAATCCCACCTAATTCTTTTTCTGTTTTAGAAAGTTTGTTATATGTTTTGTCTGGTCTGTTCATACTAAAACCTCGGTAT